TGGTTTCAGTAGCTGGTTTTTTGGGATAGGTTGTTTCGGGATTCACGAAACTCTACTTTGGGTGACGATTATGGCGGAAGGGATCAGGATCGAGGCGAGCATCACTGGGTTGAGTAAGATACAAGCGTTGCTGCGCAAACACAAGGAGAAGGCCGTGCAAGCGTTGAAGCGGGAGATGTATCAAGAGGCCCAGGGAATCATGACTCAGTCGAAGGAACTTGTCCCAGTTGATACTGGGAACTTAAGAGACAGTGGAACGGTGCAGCTGCCGCGCGAAGAAGGCGGTGCAATTGTCCAAGAGCTGGGGTTTGGCGGTCCCGCGGCACCCTATGCGATCTTTGTTCATGAGAATACCGTGGTGTTCCACAAGGTCGGCATGGCGAAGTTCCTAGAGATTCCGTTCCGACAAGCGCAGCGCGGCGTGGCGGCGCGCATCGCGGATGGGATGTCCAAGACGTTGAAGGGGGTCTGACGTGGCACTGCTCGATGATGTCGGGACGCTGTTAGAAAACGCCTCGGTGACTGGCGGCGCGACGGGCTGGCTTCTGCAGAAGGGATTCATGGGCGACACGCAAGACCAAGTCGTGACGATCACGGAAGGTGTGGCTCGTCCTTCTGACCATACGACGGGGACGGGCCACGATTACCCCGCGGTCCAGGCTTTAGTACGCGGTGCGAAGCTCGATTATGAAACAGCGAGGACTAAGGTAGATGGTGTCATCGCGGCGTTGAACGACGCCACTGTGAGCGGGCAGGTGTATATGCTTCTCCGCCAATCTCCGCTTCCGCTCGGAGTTGACTCTTTACAGAGACCGATGTTCTCGGTGAATTTTGATATCATGAGGACGCGCTCGTGAACAGGATGTACATCGTTGGCGGCGGCGCTTCGCTTCGGGGCTTCGACTGGTCGAGGCTTCAGGGTCGACGTGTGATCGCCGTCAACCGAGCTTTTGAAATGCTGCCCGGCGCGGAAGCTGTTTATTTCAGTGACCTGAGGTTTTGGAATTGGAACAAAGACGCATTGCTGAGCCATCCCGGTCGTAAGGCTTCGTGCATGAGAAAGCTACGTCATCCGGAGATTGACTCGTACGAAACGACCGGCATCTCCGGGCTGGAGATAAACCCTGGGAAGATTCGCCATGGGAACAGCAGCGGTTACGCGGCGATCAACGTGGCAGTTCATCGTGGAGCGAAGGAAATCGTATTGCTGGGCTTTGATATGCGATTTATCGATGGGCATTGTCACTGGCACGACGGGTACCCTGTGGCCAACGTGGAAAAGACGTTCAAGAAGATGATCGGATACTTTGACACCCTCATCAATCCGTTGAAGGAGGTCGGAGTCTCGGTACTCAATGCCAATCCTGATTCAGCGATCAACGCTTTTCCAAAAATTTCTTTAGAAGAGGCGTTGTCATGAAACGGGCCTTCATCCTGTTGCGAGACGCACCAGGATACCCCCGCGAGGCGGTGGCTTGGGGCGCGGCGTCGATTGGTTACTCGCCGCAGTTCGGGGGCGTCGACCGAACTTTTGGTATCGAGGACTTGTTAATTACTTGGACTCCGTGGCGTGGGTCGTTGTCCCATCGGTTGGGTGAACAACACAAGCAAAACGGTGGAAAGTGGATTGTCCTGGAGAACGGGTACATAGGCGGGACGAAGACTAAACAGTACGCGGTGGGGTTGAATGGGTTTAACGGTTCGGGGGATCATCGAAACAACGAATCTGATTGCGATCGTTGGATGGCACTCTGTTTGGAAGGTCTGGATTTGAAACCATGGCGTGAGGATGGAGAACACATCGTAGTCTTTGGGCAGATGGGAGTCCATGATCATCGGTTTTCGATGCCGCCAAACTGGCCGGACGACATTTTGAGCCGATTGGCAATCCTGACGCCTCGAAAGGTTTTGTATCGCCCAAAGCCAAGTCGACCCCGATTGCTGAATCAGCCACACGCTAACGCGATGAACATCGATTTCAATTGGAGAGACGCGCCGTTGGAACAGTTTTTCAAAAATGCTTGGGCGACCGTTGTGTACAATAGCAAGTGTGCCGTGGAATCAATACGCTGTGGTATTCCAGCTTTGTACGATGGAACGCAATCTATTCTTTCTTCAATCGTCGAGAGAGGAGTTGGGTGCATCGAAGCGCCCCCTCGACCGTCGCGGGAGCAGTTCTTTTATGACTTGGCCTATGCCCAATGGTCTGCGGATGAGATCTCGACTGGGTATCCATTTGAGAGATTGCTGTCATGAGTGACATCGCTTTCTTCGCTTCTGGGAATAGGCGGTCAAGGACACTCTACGGAGCGTTTGCTCAGGGACTAGCGCGTCACGGAAAAAACCTGACTGTCATACACGCGGACAACTACGCCGGCATTCAGTCTGACATAGCCGTCTTCTACGGACTCGTCGGTAATTTGAAAAGGATTTATCACGAGTACCGGGCAGCGGGGAGGACGACAATCTTCTTCGACCTTGGGTATTGGGGTCGGCTCGACGATGGTCGGTATTTGGGTTATCACCGAACGGTGGTCAACGGTCTTCACACGACGTTACCTCATGACAAGAAGTACCCGGACGATCGGTGGAGACAACTTGGTCTCTTGGAAACTCTAACTACTCCAGAATCCGATGAGTACATTATCCTCGCGGGTCAGTCGGCTAAAGCAGCTTGGGTCTATGACATGGCTCCTGAGGAGTGGGAGCGAGCGGCGATCAAGAAGCTCAGAGAGAAGACGGATCTGCCGATTTACTACCATCCGAAGCTCAGTTGGCGAGATGCGAAACCTATTGAAGGGACAATCTACTGGCCCCATCCGATCGGGGAATTGCTAAGCCGGGCTCATGCTCTAGTGACCCACCATAGCAATTCTAGCTTGGCAGCATTGGCGAACGGTGTCCCAGTGTTCATGGAGGACGGGATCGCTAGAAGTTTGGCAAAGCAAGATCTTCTTCAGATATTAGAGCCAAGAACTCCAAGTTCTGAAGAAGTCAATCAGCTTTTCGCCGGTGCGGCATACTGGCAGTGGAAGGTCAGCGAGATCGCTCGCGGCCATCTGTGGTCTCACTTGCAAAATGAGGGCGTCGTATGAACGTCGTCTTTTATACGGGGGACAAACCTTACAAGCGGGACCTTTGTTTTGCGATGGCGGAAGGCGTGAGAAAGGCCGGCCACAATAGAAAGATTGTAGGTGTATTTGAGAAAGTCGATGACGACGCGGATGTTGTCGTTCTCATAGGATGTAATCGCGTTGTGCGCGAAGCGTTCGATGCGTATCGAGCTATGGGTAAGCACGTGGTCTACGTAGACAAAGGATATTTGCGCTACCGCGAACAGGGTGTGAAGATCCCCCGCGAATATTATCGAATCGCAGTGGACTGCTTCCAGCCATCTTCTTACGTGATGGATCTCGGGGATGAGGAATCCCGCTGGGGTCGAGAAAGAATCGTCCCACGACCGTGGCGAACGGATGGGGACCACATCATCTACGCGGATTCGTCTAATAAGTATAAGGAGTGGTTCGGCATCGATGATGAGGACGTGTCAGAAGAGCTGTGGAAACTGAGACTGTCGACAACGAAGACGATCATTTATCGCCCCCGCAATTGCGAGGTGCCCATCTACGATGGATTGAAGACCGCTTGGGTCCTGGTCACTCGCGGATCTAACGCGGCGGTGGACGCGATCCTCTACGGTGTACCAGTGCTATTGACGGGAGATGATTGTATCTCTTCGCCATTGGCCAGTCGTGGGATGGTTGATGACAAAGTCTTCGTTCCGACTGATGAGGCGCGCTATCGCTGGTTGTGCGGCTTGGCGTGGTGTCAGTATACGCCAGAAGAGTTGGAATCGGGGTTTGCTTGGAAGAAAATCAACGAGAGGTTGGAAAAGTGAAGATTGTTTTCTATCACACGCCTGAAGGTCGGGAACGCAAGATCGCGGAGGCCTTTGCCGCGGGGGCGAAGGTGCACGGAGATCAGTGCGTCTTCTTCGGGGAGAAGTATCAAGGTACCCCGATCGAAGATGCTGACGGCGCAGTGCTGATTGGGGTCAAGGGTCGTAGTCGCTTGATCTTGGACACATATCGGACCGCAGGAAAGTTCGTGGTGTACTTGGACAAGGCATTCTTCAGAGCGTGTGCCCACGATTATCTGAAGGTCAGCGTGAACGCCTTTCAGCCTTTGGAATACCTGATGCTCTCTGATCGTCCAGCGGATCGCTGGGAGCGAGTTCGTTCTAAGTACGGGCTCGACATCAAGCCCCCGAGGAATGGTAGCGGGGCGGTTGTCTACCTTGGCCCTTCCCAAAAGTACGCTCGATTTCATAGATTGGGGGACGCTACGGAGTACGCGATGAGTGTGCTGGATAATGTCAGAAAGTATACGGATCGACCCTTCGTGTATCGTCCCAAGGCTTCATGGAACGGTGCAGTGCCGATTCCTGGGGCGTTGTTCTCGAGACCCCCTCGAACTCTGTGGGACGAATTGAAGGATGACGGAATATTGATCGTTCATGGTAGTAACGCTTCGGCCGATGCGACGATCGAGGGTTACCCGGTCATCTCGTTAGGCCCTTCGATTGCCAGTCCTGTATCTGAAAGTGACTTCTCGATGCTTAATAATTCTCAAGTGAGATCGGAAGCACAGCGCGAGTACTGGGCTCGGCAGGTGGCATACTGCCAATGGACGTTGGCTGAATTCTACTCCGGACAAATGTGGAAAGAGACGAGGGCACTATGTCATTGACAGAAGAACAGCACCGAGCGCAAAAGCAAGCTGCGATGAAAGCTAAGCGACAAGCGCGCGCTCAAAAACAGATGAACAGTACTCTCGACGAGGAGAAGGCACTCTTGGTCGATCAGTTTCATGATTTTTATCAGACGATGCACCATGATCCTAAAAAGTTCTTGGGATTTTCGACGAAGCACTATATTCAAGAAATCGGTGACCTTGTGCGTCGTCATCGAGCTAAGTCCTTGTTGGACTACGGGTGTGGGAAGGGGATGCAATACCTGAGTCTTCGTGCCCACGACCAATGGGAGGGGGTTCTACCCTACTGTTACGACCCCGGTGTTCGTGGCCTTCACAAGAAGCCCGACGGTGTTTTCGATGGTGTGATTTGCTGTGACGTGATGGAGCACATCCCAGAGTTGCTCGTTTCCGACGTGATCGAGGAACTATTTAGCTACGCTGAGAAGTTCGTCTTCGCCAACATCGCATTGACGCCAGCGAGGAAGACACTCCCCAATGGCCAAAATGCTCACGTGACGTTGAAGTCCGAAAATTGGTGGCGGAGAAAGTTTGACCAAGCAAGACACGAGCAAGAAGTTTTACTCTTGTTCAGTTCAGATGATCAAGAAAAATTGGAGAACGAAAATGATTGACGTCGGGATTCACCTTCCTACTCCAAATCGTCCGACTTCGGCCGAAGAGGAGACGGTTCTACACCACGTGATGGCTGGGCTGGAAGCGCACGGTCTGAGGTGTGAATTCTCTGCACCACACGAGCAGAAACAACCGTATCCCGTGGCCGTTATGTTCGGGTGGGGGAAGCTACGCCATCAAGAGATCTTGCGAGTTCAACGCGCGGTGGACGCGCCAACGTTGGTGGTTAACTTTGGATCTTTGAAAAGAGATTTGGGCTATTACTCCTTGGGGTGGAACGGCTTGAATGGTCGGGCTGATTATTGCAACCAGTTTTCTTCAAGAGATCGCTGGGCAAAATTGGGAATTGACCTCAAACCTTGGAAGACTGACGGTTCTCACGTTTTGGTGATCGGGCAAGTTCCAACAGACGGCTCCGTCGCCGCGGTGGACATCATCAGCTGGTGCGAGCATCAGGCAATCAAACTTTCTTCGATCACCCAGCGAAAGATTCTTTTTCGACCACACCCCCTGGCGCGAGCGATCACTCCAGACATTCGAGCGGCACAACGTTCTGAGCGACCGTTGGTAGATGACTTGAAAGATGCTTGGGCCGTGGTGACCTACAACAGCACTTCAGGTAGTATGAGCGTCATCGAAGGAGTTCCGGTTTTTGCTTCTGATCCGGGGTCAATGGCATGGGACGTTGCAAATCACAATCTTGACCTAATTGATTCGCCGATTCGATTTGACCGTGATCAGTGGGCTTATAACTTGGCTTACACGCAGTGGAACTTACAGGAAATCAAGTCCGGCTTTTCCTGGGATCACTTGAAAAAGAAGGTGTTAAGATGATGGCATCCCAAGCCTCAGAGAAAGTGGTTCGTGAGCTTGATCACCTCCGTGCGGCGCTACGCCATGTGCATCGGTTTGGTACCGCGATTGATGGTGGCGCGAATATCGGCTTATGGACTGCGGAGATGGCTAAGTCCTTCGAGCGAGTCGTCGCTTTTGAACCGGCAGAAGACACCTTCAAACAGCTGATCACAGTGGCCAGAGAACTGGGGAATGTTCAGTGCATGCAGAAAGCGCTGTGGTCAAAGAGTTGCCATATTCAGGTTTGTGAACCGACGAATCGTCCTCCAGGTCGACACCGTTCTCGATTTGTTCAGCCCGACAAAGAGGGGTTGATTCCCGCAGTAGCAATCGACGATCTATGCTTAGATGATGTCGGTCTTATCAAATTGGATATCGAGGGCGCTGAGCTCTTTGCGTTACAAGGGGCCAAGGAGACGCTGATTCACTGTCGGCCAGTCGTGATCTTGGAAGAGCTCCGCAAGGTTCCGGAGAAACGGTATGGAATCGCTCCGCACGCATCAAAAGACTTTTTGGGGAAGTTGGGGGCTCGGTTCGTCGAGCAGATTCGGTTTGACCAAATCTATGTATTTGATTGAGGCGAACTCGTGAACGATCAGATTCGAGTCTTTATAGGCTACGACCCGCGCGAGTCAGTGGCGTTTTACACACTGGCGCACAGTATTTGGCGACGAGCCTCGCGCCCGGTCAGCATTGTTCCGCTGTCGTTACCGCACTTGACGGAGATTCATGATCGTCCGTACGAGCGGTTTCAGTCGAACGACTTCACCTTCACGCGTTGGTTGGTTCCGTATCTTTGCCGATATGAGGGGTGGGCGATCTTCGTAGACTGTGACATGCTCGTGATGCGGGACATCGCGGAGCTTTGGGACCTCCGTGATCCGATGTATGCTGTCCAAGTAGTCAAGCATCGGTATCGGCCTCCGGAACAGAAGAAGTATTTGGGTAACGAGCAAGACCACTATGAGAAGAAGAATTGGTCCAGCGTCATGCTGATGAACTGTGAACGATGCACGGAATTGACTCCGGGGTATGTCCAGATTGCTCCGCGCTTAGATCTACACCAATTCAAGTGGTTGGAAGACGATACCTTGATCGGTACGCTTCCTGCGGAATGGAACTACCTCGTCGGCTACGGCGATCGCAACCCTGACGCAGCGTTGATTCACTTCACGATCGGGGGACCGTACTTCAGGGAGTACTTTGGAACGGAACACACGGACACGTGGCTGATGGAAAACAAAGACATGATGCGGTGCGATCAATTGGAGAGAAGGAAATGATTTCGGTGGTGACCAGTTTTAGCAAGAAGGGTTATGCAGACTATGGCGCGAGGTTTTTGCAGACTTTCGCTGTGCATTGGCCGAGGAATGTGCAGCTGCTGATCTACCACGAGGGGCAGCCCGAGCTCGGTGGGGTCGATCTGCTGCGAGACGTTCGAGACTGCGAGACATTTCTGAAGCGCCACGAACACAACTTGATCGTTCAGGGGCGGCAGCGGGATCCTTCCCACTATTGGAAGCGGGAGTGCGTTCAGCGGGGTTACAACTTTCGATACGATGCCTATAAGTTCTGTCGAAAGATCTTTGCCATTGAACATGCAGCGCTCACTGCTAAGCGTGGTCGGTTGTTCTGGGTGGATGCTGACGTGGTAACTTTCGACGACATTCCGACGTCATTCTTGGAGTCGACGTTGCCGGCTTCTGTTTGCACTTCTTATCTGGGTCGCAGTGGGGGGTATCATAGTGAATGCGGGTTCGTCGGGTACAATCTTGACCACCCCCGATGCTTTGATTTCATCAACGTGTTTGCGTCGCTGTATCGCAACGACACGTTCATGAGGCTAGAGGAGTGGCATGATTCGTGGGTCTACGACTGGGTACGACGCCAGACCGGGGTTCCAAGTCACAACCTGTCGATCAATGGCTCCGGCCACGTTTTCATCAATTCGGAACTGGGGCGCTACATGGATCACTTGAAAGGCGATCGCAAAGTTGTCGGTCGTTCTTATCCCGTGAATTATTACAAGGCACCACACGACCACCCTTACTGGAGGAGAGCCCGATGAAGCGTGCAGGACAATTCATGGTGCCGGATAGCGACACCTATTTTGCACCGTTTTTGGAGCAAGGCGGATTTCAACTTGATCATCTTCAGCAGGCGCTGGGGTTCGTGACTGATTTCAGAGTCGCGGTCGATGGCGGTGCACACGTGGGATCGTGGGCTCTGAAGATGGCGGAGGTCTTTGATGAGGTCATCGCCTTTGAACCGGCCGAGGATACGTTTGAATGCTTGAACGAGAATGTTTGGAAGAGCACGAACGTTTCCCCATTCTGCGCGGCGCTTGGGGCAGAGTTCGGGCGTGGCAAGATCGTCGACGACATCTCCAGCGAGCGTGAGGGGCGCACGTGGCTTCGCGCCGCCCGGCGCTCGGCCGAGCGAGTTCGGTTGCATGGCCTCACCCCTTATCGTTCGGGGTCCGGCGGGCAGGGCGCTGGATCGGTTGCCGCCATCGAGCGAGCGTCGCCACCGGTCGGTAGACAGCGCTCAGCAGGCGGCTGACCGGGTTCGTCGCC